CCCGGCTGAAAGAAAATCTTTTGTAGCCATATCGACTGCTTTTTCATAAGTGCCTGCACCCGTGTTTGCATACACCTGAGCATTGAAAATAATCTTGCGGTATTGGTCGTTTGTCATTCGCAAAACTGCGTGTTCGGCTCGCTCCATATCGTTTGTGGTCGCTTTGATAAGAGCGTCAAGCTTGCGGTCGTTCGTCTTGAAAAACTCGCCCTGAATCGCTCCCGAACCTGTAATAGGTGTCACCGTTTCGGGTATACCCTTTTGAATTGCCTTTAAGATTTTTTGTTCCTGAGCTGTTTCGGCAGTGTTGTATGTATTGGTAAGCATTTCTTCAATTCTGTCATTTATTGAGGAAAACTTTGAACCGAATTTTGCGGCGGCTTTACGCTTGTAATCCTCTAACGCTTGAAGCTGCAATGCCTGCCACTGCGACCATTCAAACCCCTCCGTAATCTCTTCAACTTGATGTCGCTTAAGGTTGCGTATCATAGAATCAATAAGCTCGTCTTCAATTGCACCGAAAGCCGCTCCGATATCGTAATCAGCCATTTGTTAAAAGCCCTCCGTAAATATCGGCTCGTTCATACTTTCTACACCCTGTTCGGACTTGATACGCTCGACTTCTTTGGCTTTCCACTCGTCCGTTTTTGTGTCGCCGTACAGTTCATCAACGCACGCTTCTACACTCATAATACCTTGCGTTCTGCCCTTTCCGACTGTTTCAACCTGACTTTCAAAGCTCGGGTTAGCATACTCACCGAACGGCACTTCGATTTCGATATTTTCAAAATGTTTTTCGCACATCTCGGAATATGTTTTAAATACCGTTTCAATAAGTTTCGGAAGAACGTTCTGCAATGCTCCTACAATTTTGTTTCGAGTGTAAAGTGTAGTTTTCTCTTTTTCTCTCTGTGCTTCGGCATTATCCAGTTTCTTGACATCAATACCCAGAGTTGACGGAGAAATTATCCCCTGCAAACACAAATCGAGAGCTGTTATATATGTACTCAAATAGCTGTCATGAGGTATAGCCGGCTGAATAAGCTCGGGTCTGACTACACCGCTATTCTCGGGCATTGCTCCGTCTGCTTCTATAAAAACATTATCAAACGGATTAGGCTTCATCGGCTCGCCGTTATACGGATTTCTCGGGGTATAATCGGGCGGTAAGAACTTCTGCGGACGGCTCATTCTGACAGCGTAAAGCCACTGCGACCACGCTTCATCAAGTGCATCAAAGCTGTCGCATTTACCGCCGTCAAACAATGACTGACCCCTGCCCTCATAACAGTGACTTGAAAAAATCTTAAACGGTACAGCCATAATCAAGGAATTGTCAATCGGATAAAATTTAAGTTTCTCCGTTTGTGGAATTGCATTAAGCGAACATTCACTTTCACCCCGATAAAGCTTGTAATTAACATATCCGTAACCGTAATGTTCGTGTAATGTATAAATACCGCTTTTGTGCTTGTATACGGTTTTGAAAATAATCTCCCGAATCCTGCCACGCTTATACACAAATTCAACCTTGTCACCCGGATAAAATTCTATAATCGGGTACTGTGAAATATCCGTATCAATCGAGATTTTAAAAGCACCGTCACCAATGTAAAGCACCTGAGAAAGTGCCGCCGAAAGCAGCTCTTCAAAATTGTTTTCCCTAGAAATTTCCTCCCAGATATCCGTTAAATTATCGGGCAGCTTGATGTCGTTCATATCCGCCAGAACAACACTTGTAAGCACGTCAACCATAAGCCGTGGAATGCCTGTGTGAACCTTGCGGATTTCCATACCGTATGTCGGAACGGCACTCCAAAAGGCTGTTTTATCGGAGGAAATCTGTCTGTAAAGTTCCGATAATTCCTGACCGTTGCCACGATACCATATTCTGTTTTTAGCTGCATTTGTGTTGAAATCAAGCCGTTCCGTAATTGTGACTGTCGTTGACTGTGCAGGTTCTATTCTTAAAAAACTTCTCAAAGCGTTCCTCACCTTATCCATAATCATTCGGGTTATCACCTACTTTAAATATTGCCTGTCGGGGCTGCCCGACCCAATCTTTGCTTTATACGGTAAAAATGCGTATTGTACGCTGTTAATCATATGGTCGTTTTTATCTTCGGGAGTGTTGTCCTTATCCTCTCTCCACGAGTATATTTCAAGTTCCGCAATATAGTTTTTGCAATGCTCCAATACATAAAACTGACCGTTTGCAAGCCAACCCAATTGTAGGTTGATACGGTCAATAATCGTAGTTTTCTTGTGTGCATTGTTGAAAATATAAAGACATTCGCTGTGTTGCCGCTTGTATTTATAAAACTCTGTAATAGTCGCTTGGTCTGCGTTATCAACAAAAGCATTCCTCGCAAAACCCCACTCTTTTCGGTTACGCTCCAGAAAATCTATGAAATTTACAACAGTGTCACTCGGTGCAATCGGTGTTTGCAATTCGGCATTGTTATATACTTTTTCATCAAGCACAATGCACATACCTTTGTTCGTGATACCGATAAACGACATCGCTATTGTGTCGGGAGATTTCTGAGAATATGCAGTGTCAAGTCCTGCCGAAAAATACACAAAATATTCGCCGCTTTTGTGTCTGCCCTCTTGCACTAAGGATTTTGCCCAATCGGATTTTTTGATATGAGTAAGTCTGTCAAAATTCGGAAATACAAGACCGGTAGCACGACCACGCAAGCCTAAAATTTTATTCTTGTAGAGTTTAGTTCCTTTAGGTGCAGAAAGCTTTTTACGCTCGATGTCCTCAGCCGACAAGCTTAAATTATCCGCAAAAGAAAAGAACCAATACCGCCAGTTGGGTACAGGCTCTTCCGTAAGCTCCGACATAATTTCATTCGGAACATCTTTAGCATATTTTTTATAAGGTCGGCTGCGATTAACAAATTCCTTGTATATAGGGAGTGACGGGTCATCGGGATTAAGTGTCGCCATAAGATAATCGTTTCGGGTAGATATCTCACGCACAAAATCAATATCGGCAGTGTTAATCTCGTCAATATACACGCACCCGAACTGAGAACCGAGAACATTCTGCCATCTATCTTTGTTATCATATCCGAGTACATATATAATTTTGCACTCGAATTTTATATGCGGAAGTTTGTTATCCTTGTCACCGTTACCGTAATATTTAGCGTTTAGATGCAAATCCAAAATTCCGTTATCCTGCTGAATGATATTTTTCTCTGCTGTACCTGTCGTTTTGCTTGCTATGATATGAAGTTTTTTCGGACTTGCAGAAACCATTCGCATAAATTTCACCCCTGCTCCAACGGTCGTTTTACCGCTTGCTGTCGTGCCCTCGAGGAAATCTGCGGTAACATTTTTTGTGCTGTTGATAAAATCAATATATTTTTGCGACAAAGGAAATCTGCTATTCAAGGCTCTCCCCGCCTAACTGATTGAGAATGTCTGAAAGTTTTTCTGAGTGTATTTCTCCGTCTAATTCCACCCTCTCTTTAAACATACCAAAACGCTTTCCAAGAAGTTCGGCAGCTTTGAGCTTGTCTTTTTCGGAGGGTTTTTTCTGAACCTTTTCAATTCGTTGCGAACCCTTTCCGACACCCTTTAAAACAATTTCTTCGCTTTTCGATTCACCACGCATTACGGAAGTCAGATATTCAACAACTTCTTGTGCATCGGCTGTACGGTCACTGCGAATACTTTCAATTCTCTCGTCTATGTATTCTCTCAGCTCCGGTTTATATTTAGAACTTGGTTTTTTTTGACCGGCTTCGTTAATCCAATCACTGGCACGTTCAGCAGTTTTTTCGGAATACCCTGCTCTGATAGCAGCCTGAGTAGCGTTTAAGTCGATGAGGTATTCCTCACAGAAACGCTTTTGTTTTTCGGTCAATTTCGGCATATACCTCACCGTCCTTTCGATATTTTTTTTACGCAGCACAAAACCGCCCCATTCTGACCACTAGGGCGGCTTGTGTGTATTGAATCCAAAAATTAAGAGAAAT